ACACTGGATGCCTGCAGGAAGTTCCCCAGCAATCATGACATAGTACACCAGATCGGGATTGTTGGGATCTGCAGGATCGTAGGCCTGTAACGGAATTTGGTAAAATATACCCTCAGGTATTGTGCCAAGGTTTCCTGCCTGAGTGACCCAAACTGGTTGCGCCATTTTTACATTCTTCCTACAACAATTTCTATAATTCCACTTGAACCACTGAAGTCTTGCAGGGCTTTGCCGATTACTGTGCCCATGGCAGGTGCAGCACAGGACTGTGCATGACCGTTGCCGGCTGATACCATCATGTCACCTTTGGCCACGGTGCCAACCACTAGAGTTGGCACTCGTCCTGTTAGTGCTACCACAGCACGATGTTCAGCGGTGAGCCCGTTGTTCATCAGGTAACTGGGTTTTTCAGAAATCACTCCAGCCACACGAGCGTCATTCACAATCTGACTCTGAGTAACTTCTTTTGAGCCGCCAAAACTTACCACAGTGCCGGTTGCATAATCAGCATCACCTTCGTAGACTTCAGCTAGATCGGCATAAAGTGCTGTGGTGGCTTGAGCAAATAGTTGGTTGAAATATGTGCCCGAACTACCAATGTTGCCCACTGCATTGCCTGCGCCATTCACAATGGCAGTTGCGGCTGCACCTGAGTTCACTGTGATTATGCCTGCTGTGGTTACATTGCCCCCAGCTGATATCAAACCGCCAGTGAGTACATTACCACCAGTTATATTACCAGTTGCTGACGCAGTACCACCTGTGGCCAAGTTGCCACCAGTGATAGTTGACGTAGCACTTATCAAGCCACCAGTTATGACGTTACCACCGGTGACATTGCCGGTTGCTGACGCAGTACCACCAGTGGCCAGGTTGCCAACGGTTACTGTGCCAGTGGCACTCATCAATCCACCCGTGACCACATTGCCACCAGTAATGTTGGCAGTAGCACTTATCAATCCACCTGTGCGCAAATTACCACCGGTGATATTGCCGGTGGCAATAATCAGGCCACTTGTGGTAAAATTGCTGCCCTGTATATTACCAACGGCTGACACTGTGCCGCCAAGTAAAACATTGCCACCAAAGATATCACCAGTGATACTGGCTGTACCACCGGTGATCAAGTTGCCACCAGTGATGTTGCCACCAGAACTGATCAAGCCGCCTGTGACTACATTTCCACCAGTAACGTTGCCTGATACACTGACAACTGTGCCCAGTAAACTTGAGCCGGTTACGGTACCAGTTGCACTTACTAGTCCGCCTGTGACTACATTACCGCCTGTGACGTTGCCACTTAGTGATGCCACTGACCCCAACAAACTTGAACCTGTTACTGTACCGGTTGAACTGATCAAACCACCTGTGACAACATTGCCACCAGTGATGTTGCCACCAGAACTGATCAAGCCGCCTGTGACAACATTTCCACCTGTAACGTTGGCCGAACTTGTAATAATACCAGTTGAACTAATCAGGCCACCTGTGAGTATATTGCCGCCCGTGATGTTTCCTACGGCTCTAAGTCCTACTTGCGAGAATTCAAATAAATCAGTTACGCCACCAATATTACCAATTATGTTGCCACCTGCCGCGGGGATATTCAATACTGTTGATCCATTGGTCAGTTGTGTTGCTGCGCCCACGTTGCCGGATGCAACAATACCAGTAAGTCCAGAGCCATTGCCCGAAAAGAAACTGGCAGCAACATATGCACTGGTTGTGATATTAGCCGCAGAATTTATTGTGCTTAAAACATTGCCGCTCAGGCTCATGCCCACAGCGTTTAAATTGTTTGCAACAACATTACCACTGGCCGAAACTGTTGTACCTATTAGGCTTGATCCAGTTACTGATCCGGTTGTGGTTACGTTGCCACCTTGCACTGTGCCTACCGCAGACACCGCTCCGACGGTGGTTATGTTGCCGCCGATTACGTTGCCTGTGGACGAAACTGTGCCTGCTGTGCGAATGTTAGCGCCGGTCACAGTACCGCTTATGGTAGCCAATCCAGTAACTATGGCACCAGTTTGAGTGATGTTGAGCACATTTGCCACATTGCCCGAACTAATCACCACATTGCCGTTGGCTGTTGGAATACTGATATTGGAAGAACCATTGGCAATACCTGTGATACCACCAGTAGCAAACAGTTGGTTAAAATTATCGTTTGTTTTTATAAATGCCGTGCGAATCGGGTCGCCTTGACCGTCATTTGCGCTTAAACCGACGTTTATTATTAATTGAGTCATAGATACACATCCTCTAAGGTATTTATGGCCTAAATTGGAAAGCGCAAATGATGAAACATGGGCATTGCACCCATGCTAGTCTCAGTTAACTGAGTGTATTAAACTGAGAAACTAGATCCGCAACCGCAGGTGCTGGCTGCTTGTGGGTTGGAAATCACAAAACTGGATCCCATGTTATCTTCACGATAGTCAATGTCTGCACCTGTGAGATACTGCATGCTCATGGCATCCACTACAATTTTAACTTCTTCGTACATAAAATCAAAATCATCTTCGGCCTGTGTTTCTTCAAAAGTAAAGCCATAGCTGAATCCTGAGCAACCGCCACCCTGCACAAACACTCGCAGCATGATGCCAGGCTTGTTTTCTTCAGCAAATAGTTCTCGCAGTTTGGTTACTGCACCAGATTTGATATTCATTATAGTCTTTCGTTGCAAACGTCCCAGTTAATGATTTTCCAGATGTTGTCTACATATTTTTCTTTGTCGGACTGATAGTCCAGAGCCCAGGCGTGTTCCCACCAGTCCACCAGCACACAGATGTCTGTGCGTACAGCATGATTTGCTATGGTTTTGATTGTGCCGCCGGTGCTTAGATACACCCATCCTGAACCCTGAATTTTCATGGCAGTTTCTTTGAACTCTTCGCGAAAATCTTCGTAGGTTTTGAAGTGTTCTTCTATCAGGGCTAGTACTGCGCCACGCGGGCGATTGGCACCCTTGGGAGCTCGAAGTTGGGGGAAAAACTTATTGTGCAAAAAGCTACCAGCACGGTTGAAATCCTTAGTGTAGGATCCACCTGTGTTGCTGTCATCTGCGTTGTAGCGTTTGGCATAGCCCTTGGCAAGATGTTCGTAGTGATAGTCAATGGTTGCTTTGCTCATAACGGGTGCCAGATCGTTTTCACCGTAGGGCAAGGGAGTGGTTTCCAGCTTGGCTTCTCGTGTGCTGGCTTCAACAAGATCAATTGTGTTTCTAATGTCCATAATGATATTTATTTTCTTCTGGTGATTCGTCCACGTGCAAGATCGTACGGTGTGAATTCCATTTCTACCCGATCTCCCAGCAACACCTTGATGTTGTTTTTTCTCATGCGGCCCGACAAGTGTGCCAGCACCACGGTGTTTAGGTTGTCTATTTTTACACGGAACATGGCAGAGGGCAACACTTCCTCCACATACCCTTCCATGTTTATGGTGTCTTCTTTCAACAGTATCTTTCGTTTTTCATAGACAATTACTTAGCAGCAAAATCCAACTCAGCTGTGATTTTTTGCAGGCGATCAAATCGGAAACTGCGCCATTCGTTCTTTTCTGTGTCAAACACTCGAACACTATGCGGGTCGGGTTGTTTGCGGGGCTTTTTACTCTCAGCCAAGCCATCTGGATTGGCTGTGGAGGATTTGACAATTGCTGTGGGTACAGCCGTTTGCGGAATCCTGCTGCTGTCTAGTGTGCATCGCATGCTGCGTTCAGTACCGTCAGCTTTGACGAAATCCACTGTGATTTCGCTGAGAATCAACAGGCCCTTGACCCAGGCTCGTATTTCAGCTTGACCCGCTTCGTCTGCTTCTTGATACTGTGTTCCGGGTGCGTTTTTCAGCAAGCGAAACACTTCTGCTTTTTCCCAATCTAGCTTTGTCATATATTCTCCTAAATGTTTAATAACTGTTGTCATGCCCACTTCAATGCAAACATGGTGGCATCTCGACTGTCTCGAAAATAAAAATCAGTTCCGTCATGCTTGTACACTGCATTCCAGTGATCTTTAAAACCTCCTACTTGTTGGCCAAGCCAGAATTCTATATCAAGAATCTTGTCAAAATAGTCGGCATCACTTATTGCTATTTTGTAAGGCCATAGTTGTTTCTTTAATATTCTCATAATCCCCATCTCAATCGATACCATGCATAGTCAGTGCCCTTGCGAAAGTAGATAACGTCATCCCGGTGATACCAGCGAGTTTGATCACGATCGCCACCGGGTCCAAACGTGTCTATGATCCATATTAGTTGTTTTATGTCTACAGAGTTTGCGGGCAAGGACCATGTCATGACCATTTCAACACAAACCAATCACGGTCTTGGGCGTCACGGAACCAGAACTTGCCATTGTTGGCATACCAACGGGCATTGGCTTCCTTTAGGTCAGGCGAGAGGCCAAAGGTGTTGTACATCCAGACCGTCATGTCGTTCAACTTCTCTCCGTCTGCGTTGACGGGAGTCACTGTCAAGTACGGTTCACCATACACCGTGCCCGTGCTGTGCTCTAGATAAAAATCAAACATCATGCCCATACCTTTAAGAATACCTTGATCAATTTCATCGCTCATGGCTTGAGCTGCTTTTTTTAATAGCGTTTGTTCCAGGTTCATGACCATTTCAGTGCAAACAGTGCAGCAGTCTTGCTATCAGTGAACTGCCAAACGGTGCCACCGTCTGCCTGGTGTTCTTCACGCCAGAGATCAGTGTGTATGCTATTGCCAAAGGTATTGCAGCACCAGTCAAACATGTTGATATATCCATTTCGATCTGCTTGATCGTAAGTTAACCTGATTCGATATTTCCACTTTCGTGCATCTTGTCGTCGTTGTTTGGAGTTCATGACCACCTCAGTGTAAACCACATGTGGTATTTTTTGTTGTCAAACCAATAAATGTCCGGTCCCAGTGGGTACATCAGGTCCGCTGCTGGATCTCGACCCAGTCTGTACCACGCCTGATCAAACTTGCCCAGGTGTTGTTCACACCAAGGCACCACCTGATCCATTGAACTGGTAGTAGTGGCCCGGTATAAAAATTTCATGTCCACTTCAACAAGAACAAGGTTCTATCCGATTCGTTACTGAACCAGTATTTTCTATCACTGCCTACCCAGCGCCCTTTGTCTATGTCTGCCCAGGTAGTGTCACCAAATGTTGCTCGAACCCACAGATCCATGTTGTACATTTCTGTAACACTATAGTATTGAGGTTGCACCCAGTAGGGCCAGTTGGGTTGTAGTACTGCTTGGCCAGTATTAATTCGTTTAGCCAACAAAGCCCATCGATCTCCTGCCATAGCACGTTTCTTTATCATGCCCATTTGAGTAAAAACATCAAGGCTTCTTTTTCATTGCCAAAACAGTAATCAATTGTTGCGGTATTGTATGAGAAGTTGGTGATATAACTTGGACAATGCTGCTTGGCCCAGGCCAAAGGCTTCCAATCAAAAGGATCGTAAGGTATAGTGACTGTCATGGCCACTTCCTAGTCATACAAACTCAGGTGATTTTGTTCGCGAATCCGATCCAACTCAGTATTAAACACCACACTGCGTTGCCATAGTGCAGAATCAAATTTGGCCTGTTGAACCTGTGCCATCACTCCGTGTATGGTGCGAGCTTGTTCCACATCAAGATCCAGGGTCAAGCATTGTGCAAGATGACGGATTGTCCGGTCCTGCAGTTCCTGACTCAAGTTGTCAACCGCCAAGTAGTAAGGACGCTGACTAACATGAAATTGATGACGGCATCCGTTATCACCGTGTCGTCCACGTGGGGTTTTGGACTCCTGTTGAATCTCATGCACAAATGTCAACAACGGTGCAAGTTGCATGACATTAAGATTGGTCACAACTGTGTTGATATCCATGCTGGCTGCATGCTGTGACAACCAGCGCACATTTCTCTCTACCACTGACCATTTTGTGCCATGTCGCACAATCTCAGCAGCTGGGCCCACTGCATCTAAACTAACAGTCCAGTGCAATTTAGGATAGAGCCTGGTGGCCTCGCACCAAAAATCATTTACAAAACTGGCATTGGTGGTGATCATGACATCAATATCCAGCTGATCATACACTATTTTTTCTACCAGCAGTTGAATCTCCGGCATGTATGTGGGCTCGCCGCCGGTGATCATTAGTCTGTTTATTTGTACAAGATTGTCACGTACCCATTCAATGTTGGCAGCATCTATAGATACTGTTTTTGTGTCTATCACTGGATAGTAATTGGCCATCACAGTGTTGTTTCGTGCTTCGGCAGCAATGCCATGACTGAATGCAGGCTCGCAGCTTCGGCATTTAAAGTTGCATATGTTGCTGGCTCGATAATCAACAAAGTCAATTTTTGTATCAACAAAACGTTGATAATTGTAATCCCGTTGGCTGTCTGTGCGTAGACTACGACCCTGGGTGCGTTCTTGCTGTTGGCATCCGGAACACACGCTGGGCATGTTTCCTTGTAGAATTTGTTGTTGCAGATCTACTAGATATGAATTGGTAGTCCATTGATCCAGTGACACTGACTGTCTAGGGGTCTGGCAACATGCTGCCACACCTGTGCTGTCAACGTAGGCGTGTCGAAACGGCAATGGACAATACCAATCAGACACGGCGCATCTTTCGTTCCTTGCCCTCATTGGAGTTATGTGCAACATATTTCCATGTATCTCTAGGTCCTGGTTGTGCATAGTATTCTTCTTTGAGCATTTTTTTAGTATCGCCATTTACATCTACTACGATAACTTTACCTGACAATTTTTTCTTTGTTTCTTCTGAGAAAGTTTGATTTTTTCTAGCTTCTTTTATTTTTTGTTTAGTGATGTCAGACACCACACGATTTTTTATTTTCTGTATATGATCAAGAGACAACTTCTTTCCTTTGTGTCCGGCACTGATTTTTAGCCTTGTTTCTTCAGTCACCACATGACCTTTTAATTTTGCAACTCTTTTGTCTATGGTTTCTTGAGATTGCTTTTTTCCTAGATTTGCTTCTCTGAGCAGTTGTTTAGTCTCTTTGGATCTTGCTGTTTTATTACCAGGAGTTACTCCAGTTTTCCCCCTATTCCAAGGAATGCTACCTTTTCTTGAGACTGACATTTTTTTCTTAGATTCTTCAGAGTGTGGATTATATATTGTTCGGCCAGTTGCACCACCATCAATTCCATTTTCAATAATTTGATTTGCCCATACCTTTTTGTTATTTTCGTTTACAGCATGAACAATATCGTTGTCCTTAGAAAATTGTGTTGCTATGCTCATACATTCTTCCTGTAACGTGTAATATCCAATAACATCAGTCCTTACATTGTATCCATGATCTTTTAAGTGTCTCAACCAATATATTCCAGATCCTCGATATTTAAAAGGGTCTCCGATGGTCTTACCAAAATATTTCAATCCGGTGATGTTATGTGTTTTGACGTATAAGTAGGTTGGTATAAATTTCTTCATACTTGTATTTATACCTATCATCTTATTACCAGTGTATTACCGTCTCATTGAGGCGGCGTCTATTGCTTGTTGCTGGTTGAACACCGGCTGCAAACAAGATTTATGTAGAACAGTCACTCCAATGATCTCAGTGCCTGTGTAGACTTTGACATTGGGCGTGGTATCATGTCCTGCTGTGACCCTGCTGGGAATGTGCGCGGTGCCCGCACGATCTGTGGCACCGGTTAGATTGTACACCAAGGGGTCTGCTGCCAGAGCACGGCGACGCTTTTTTTCTTCTTCAGCCACGCCTTGACGTTTCAGCAGCTCTTTCCAGCTCAAATCCAGCTCACGGGCTAGCCGTGCTTCCTCAGCATTGCGATACTTGAACTTGCCCTTCTTTTTGCCGTTGAGACTCAGAGCAGGTCCGCATAAATGCATGGTCATTGAAAAATCCTTTGTGGCTCAATCATGTGCTTATTATAACACAGAGTGAATTACTAGTCAAGTCAGCATTGCTCCGCGTTGACAATGCTGATCTGAGATCGAATTTCTTTTGGAATGCACAACATGTTTTGGTAGTCTATTTTTAAAAACTCATAATTTGGCACTTCAGCCAATGTGTGTTTTATTGCGTCCGCTCCTGTAATAAAAAATTCCACCCAGATATATGGACGATATTTTTGTATGGTCTCAATACCGCCGGCCAAGGCAGCACACTCGTAACCTTCCACATCTAGTTTGATAAAATCCAATCGATCCAGGGCTAATCCGTCAATGGTCTTTATTTCAACCGATGTACCCGGACCAGTCTCTGTGATCTGCACACAACCAAAGTCTTGTGGTACACCGTAATCAATTGGAGGTACCCGGGCTGTGCCAGGGTGTTCACCAAGCCCGGCATTGTGCAACTCACAAAAGTCAATGTCATTCAGAGCCAGGCTACCTGATAACGCACGGTACAATTCGCGTTGTGGTTCAAAACTAATGATCCGTGGTTTCTTTGCTCGTATGTGGTTGGCCACAGGAATTGTAAAGAACCCTGCATTGGCACCACCATCAATGATCACAGCACCCTGTGCAACTGTGCCCAGTATAGCAAAGATGTTGCGAAGTTCATCTTCAATGTGTGTGGCACCTGTCTTGATCAAGGCTTCTGCTTGAAAACTACAGTGTCGATTTATTATAAACCGACCGTGTATGCTATCCAGCACCACAAAGTTTGGTACAGTCATTTAAACAGCACTAGAGCCATCATCACGGCCTGCACAATAAAGCCCAGACCAATGGTGATGATGTTTAGATTGTCTCGGAGCACTATGGCCCGCAAAAACAGTAACACCAAGGCACTCCACATAAACAGCACCAGATCCAGGCTGGGCGGGCGATCGCTGAGTCCGGTGATCAAGGCCAGCATTGTGGGCACAGTGGCAGCATGCAACAAGATAGCTGCCAACCAGCCCAGGGTATCTGCTGAGATTCGAGCCAGAGAAGTTGCCACAAATTCACGTGCAATGTTGATATCAAATTTCATGCTTTGTCTCCGTAAAAAATGTGTCGTCCAATTTTTTCAATTCGCGGCAGTTTCCAACCCGGGCTCACATAGTCCGCATGATAGAACAATGCGTTTTCAAGACTGGGCAATCGGAATTTTTCTAGTAGCACTTTCTTGGCCACTTCTTCACTTTCTTTCCAGAGTGCAGGATGCACTGGTCGAATCTTGTAGTTGCTTTCGCAGTACCAGCTGAACTGACACACTACCTTTTGATAAAATGTGTTTTTCTGATACACCACTCCACACACGGTGGGGGCGAATTTACCCGATTCTACTCGGTTCAGGGTGACTTGAGCAACACCTACTTTGCCCTCAAAGGGTTCTGAGGCAGCTTCCCAGTAGATGTTTCTTGTGAGACAATCCAGTTGTTTGGTGTTTTCGGCCGCACTTACATAGCCGGTGGGCAGATTGCGATTGTCTTGGCGTAGTTGACTCAGTTTGGAATTGCACACTGCAAACACAGCCGCGAAGACCAGCACAAGTCCGATGGCGTTGAGAGCTCTAGAGCCCCATTTGGCCATTTTTAGATTTTGATAGATTTTTGTTTTCATGGTAGTTTTACTTACTCAGTTGGGTTGAAATCCGGACTAGTCCGGGCCAAAATGGTAGCGTTTTGCCATTAACTAGGGAGTTAACCCATCAACAATTATAACATCAAGTTCAATTGTTGTCAATCATGCACACAGGAATTGGCAACATCTTGTGCAGGTTGGCCGACCGGATTTTGCGATAGCGTTGAAGATTGCGAGCTTGTTCTTTGCTGAGTTTCTCTGTCCAGACCATGGTGTCCAGGGCCATGGCCAGTTCCAGTTCTGGGTAGGTCATGCCCAACTGATCTTCGTCAGTTCTGCGATCATTCCAGAGTCCGTCAGTGGGAGCAGCGTCAATGATTTCTTGCAGCAGGCCCATTTCACGTCCC